CTCCGGCTCAGGAAACAGAATTCAGAGGAGTATAAAATGGGAATACCTAAAAGAAAAAACAATATTGACGTTTACGGTGGTAAAGAAATTTATCAAGGTAAACAGGTTATGGATAGAAGACAAGAGTTATTAGATAGAATAACTAATTCAGATTCATATATGCCCGACTCAATATTACACGATGATTTGGATGGTGGGATGTTAGATTTCATAAAGACCCATTTCAAAGTTGTTTCAGACGGATCTGCAATTCCAATTATTCCAAAAATCCTAACAATACAAAGATGGGGTGAATTCACAAACAATTGGCAATTTTCAGATGATGATGGTAATATGAAGTTACCGTTTATTGCCGTTATTAGAAAACCCGATGTACAACCCGGAACTAATCCGTCAATTCAAAGAACAATACCAGATAGACAGTCTTTTCATTATGCAACTGTCCCAACTTGGAATGGTTCACAAATGGGTGCGGACGTTTATAAAATGCCACAACCCGTGGCGATTGATATTTCATTTGAGGTTACAATAGTTTGTACGAAGTTTAGAGATTTGAATCGGTTCAATAAAATTGTTTTACAAAAATTCTCAGCTAGACAATCATATACAACCGTAAAAGGTCATTATATACCAATTGTACTTGATTCTATCGACGATAACACTCCGATGGATACAATTGATGGTCGTAGGTTCTACATCCAAAATTATAAGTTTACAATGTTAGGGTTCCTTATCGATAGTGAAGAATTTGAGGTTAAACCCGCTGTAAGTAGAATGTTCCTTATGAATGAGTTTATTCAATCGAAGGGATATCAAAAGAAATATATTAACAAAACAATTGATATAACTGTCGCAACTTTTCTTGCTGATGGTATGCAGACCGCGTTTAGTGTTGGTGAAAGTATTGGTATGTTATTCAATGTAACAATCAACGGACTTATTCAGGAAAGAGATGTGGATTATTTCCATATTCCTGGAACGTCTAAAATTACATTTGTCAGTCCACCTCAAGAAGGTAGTATTGTTGCTATCACATATTTTAAAGGTAGAAATAGTGTTTTCATTGATACATACGGGAAACCAATTCAGGTTATTACCGAATATTTCACATATGATGGGACATCACTATCATTTACAGTATTGAACACTATTGATAGTGTTGTTACTTTAGATATTAACGGTCTTGTTGAAGATGAGGGACTTGGTTTTGAAATTACAGAATCAAATGAAATCACATTACAAGGAACACCAGTGTTAGGTTCTAGAGTTGGGGTAACATATTTGTATTAATCATCACCATATATGTCTTTCTTTTTGGGTTTACAATAGTCCTCAATCCATTTTTCCAATACTTTATAAATTTTAAGACCATTTTTATCACAATAAGTTTTTAACATTTCGTGGTGTTTGTCACTAATTTTAACGTTTTTCTGAGGGTTTTCCATAGTATAAGATATTAAAAGATATATTAAGATAAATAACTATCTTTTTAAAGAAAGTACGGAAATCTTTGCTAAAAACAAAGATATTTATAGAATAAGTAATAAAAATATTAACCAAACATTAATCGATGGCAAATTCAAACAGAGTATTTGTTTCTCCAGGTGTCTACACATCAGAGAAAGATTTAACATTCGTAGCTCAAAGCGTCGGGGTAACAACTCTTGGTCTAGTTGGTGAAACCTTAAAAGGTCCAGCCTTCGAACCAGTTCTAATAAGTAGTTTCGACGAATTCAAAACATACTTTGGCCCAACTTCACCTTCAAAAGACGGTGTTGGTAACCCAAAATATGAATTACCATATGTAGCTAAGTCGTACTTGCAAGAGTCAAACCAATTATTCGTAACAAGAGTATTGGGTCTTACAGGATACAAACCTTACAAAACATTCGGTATTAAGACAATAGGTGGTATCACCGTTGATAAGACTCAAACCCCTACATCAACAGGATTCACTTTAAACCCGGCTTTAACAGGTATCACAGGAAGTACCATTTATGGTGAACTTTCTGGTAAAACATCTGTAGACGGTACATCAATAACAGATTATATCACAGATAATTTTGCTGGATATGGTACAGGACAAACTGGACAATGGTTCGTTATCGGTCTTGTTCCAGATGCTAACGTTTCATCATTGAGTGGGACTGAGGTATCGTCTCCGTTAAATGGTGCAAGTAGAGATGAATCGTTTAACAATAAAGAATGGTACAATGTATTCCACAATACAGGTTCGTCAATAAGTCATGTGTTTTCTTATCTTTTCGTTTGGAACGGTACAGGATTTACAGGTACTAAATTCTTATGGAATGCGTCTTTAAACACCGACTATGATAATATTGTAGTTGCTGCGTTGAGATCAAGAGGTAAATATGTTGGTCAAACATTAACACACGAAGTGACTGCTAATACTGGAGTTACAATTTCAAGTGTTGGTACTTTAGGTACAAACGTATTCTCTGAATTTACATTAACAACCGTAGGTTTGAATAGTGGTACTAAATCATTCACTTGTTCGTTAGATACTACATCTTCAAAATACATTACAAAAGTATTAGGTACTGATGTTTTTGATAAATCAACTGACGATTTCGCAGTATATGTTCACGAAATTTACCCTAATTTATTAAAATACGCATACCAACAAGGTTTAATTAGAGGTATTAGTTCAGTGTTGGGTTATAATTTAGATGGTGATAACTTCTTACAAGGTTGGGATACCACAATATCTCCAACAGTTGTATCTGAAGTAAGAGGTGGTAACGTTTCGAATTTATTCCAAATTCAAACAATTTCAGATGGTGAAATGGCTAACTTCCAAGTAAAAATAATGGTTCAAAACATTAACGTTGACTCTGGTGAATTTGATTTAATTGTAAGAGATTTCAACGATACTGATGAGAATATGGTAGTTCTTGAAAAATTCACAAGATGTTCAATGAACCCAGACTTACCAGGATATGTTGCTAGAAAAGTAGGTACTTCTGACGGTGAATTTGAATTACGTTCAAAATACATTATGTTAATAATGGATGCTAATCACCCAACGGATGCGTTCCCTGCAGGTTTTAAAGGTTTCTTAACCGATAACGCTTTCTCAGGAGCAACTTTAGGAAGTTCAATTTATAAAACAGAATATCTTTTACCTGGTGATGTAATTTATTACGAAGCAAACGGTACACCAGTATTATCTAACGGAGACAAAGTAAGAAAAGTATCTTTGGGTATTTCTTCACAAGTTGGATTTGATAAAGATTTATTGAAATTTAAAGGATCAGAATCAAATGGTGAATCATTTGGATTCCACTTATCATCAAACGCAGCGGCAGTAACTGGAACATCATTTAAGTGTACACCATATGATTTAGAAGGTTCTGATAAAGGATTATTAGAAAACATTGCTTACCGTAAATTTACATTCGCGGTATATGGTGGTAGAGATGGTTGGGATATCTATAGAGACGTTAGAACCAACGGAGATGCCTACATATTTGGTAAAAATACATATGTAAGTGGTCACACAGGTAACAACGGAGTATTCAGTAATACAGTAGGAAACTCTGATTATTACGCTTACTTACAAGGTGTTGAAACATTCTCAAATCCTGAAGCTGTTGATATTAACATATTTGCAACTCCAGGTATTAACTTCTACGATCACAGTTCTTTAACTGTTCAAGCAATTGATATGGTTGAAAACGAAAGAGCGGATTCCTTATATATCATTGGAGCTCCGAACAATCCAACAACAGAAGGTGTTATTGGTGATCTTGATACGGTGGCATTAGACACTAACTATTCAGCAACTTACTGGCCTTGGATTCAAGTAAGAGATACGGATAACGCAACTCAATTATACATTCCACCAACAGGTGAGGTTGTTAAGAACATTGCTTTAACTGATAACGTATCTTACCCTTGGTTCGCAGTCGCTGGTTATTCAAGAGGTCTAGTAAATGCAATCAAAGCTTCTAAAAAATTAACTTTAGATGAAAGAGATGACCTTTACGCTAACAGAATTAACCCAATTGCTACATTCTCTGATACAGGTACTATTATCTGGGGTAACAAAACACTTCAAGTTAGAGAATCTGCTTTAGATAGAATCAACGTAAGAAGATTATTATTAAGAGCTAGAAAACTAATATCAGCAGTGGCGGTTAGATTATTGTTCGAACAAAACGATGAACAAGTAAGAAATGAGTTCTTAAGATTGGTTAACCCAATTCTTGAATCAATTAAAAAAGAAAGAGGTTTATATGAATTCCGTGTAACGGTTTCAAATGACCCAGAGGATATAGATGCTAACACATTAAGAGGTAAAATCTATGTGAAACCAACTCGTTCTCTTGAATTTATTGATTTAGAGTTCATAATTACCCCAACAGGGGCTTCATTTGAGAATATCTAATCTAAAAGGAGATATAAAAAAGAAAGGGGTTCCATTTACGGGACCCCTTTTCTATTAAAAAATATACGTTCCACAAGGAACCATTTTTTATAACAATTATATTTTTTTACTTATACTAGTATTCTAGAACTAGATATTCTAGTATTTATTAATAATATTTTAATTATTTTATTAATTAAGTAATTTATTCTAGAACTTATTAAACTAGTCTAGTAAAAAACTACGAAAAATAATTGACATAATCAAGCCTATAACAATAAAAATTCAAAAAAAGATTATTTTCCATTTGGCTTATATTTATAGAAAAGATAAACTAAAAACTTAACAAATACAAAATGGCAGATTTACTAATGAAAATGCCGGTTCCTTATGAACCGAAAAGAGTTAACCGATTCATTGTTAGATTCCCTTCATCATTGGGTATCAACGAATGGTACGTTACTTCAGCTAAAAGACCTAGTGCAAAAATTAACTCGGTTGAGATTCCTTTCTTAAACACTTCAACTTACGTTGCGGGTAGATTTACTTGGGAAGCTCTTCAAGTTACATTTAAAGACCCAATCGGTCCTTCAGCATCACAAGCTTTAATGGAATGGTTCCGTTTAC